AGAAACAATAGGTGGCCAATAGATGAACATCCGCGTTCCACGTATTTGTTTTATTTCCGTAGTTTGATAATGCAATATCCACTGCAGGTGGTGTTTGTAGAAAACGATACATTTGAAATTGTGGTAACGTAAAGTCCGGTTGAACATAGGGGCGCTGGTATACATTATCATACACATCACGAACTTGAAATAATTCTTGTATAGGACGAAATGTAACATTGATCACAAGTTCATTGTATTGTAAACAAATCAATGGTATAGCACAACCCGGATTTAACATAAACCATGCATTCAAAGGAATATATAATTGGCGACCACGTATCGATGGTTCTGCGCCCGACGAGTTCTCTGTGTAAAACGCCGATGGATACGTATTCTCTCGATGGAATGCATTTCCCGGATCATTTAATTCCGGCACATTCCCCGTCATTTTATTAAACAGCTCCTTTTTTTCATTCGTAAAATCTCGATCTACCATTGCGGATATATATTCGCCCGTGTATCTCTGTAGGAGAAGAGAACCACACGTAATAGTAATTTCTTTAATCATAAGCGCTCCTATATTTTGAATCCAACGAAAATCATAGGGGGCCCACCTGTTGTCTGTGTTATACACACCATCTTTTAATGCAGATACTGGATGATGCACCGGACTCCATATATCAGGCAATGTTACAGCAACATATGCATCCATGAGTAATTCAGCATAACGTGGTATTTTGAAGGAAAACACAGATTGTTCTGTTAACCGCAATTCGCGCAATCCGTCATAGTCAATGCGAAACTTTTGAAGACCAAAATTTGTATACTTGGAATATGTGACTTTAAAAAATGTTTTGCTTGGATTTCCTGTTAAAATCACATTGTTGTTACCAACAGAAATTATATTTAGTAATCCACCCGCCATATTTGTAAACTATATATACAATGCCATTATATTTGTTTCTCTGGATATAATAAAATGAAATTTTATCAAAAAATAGCCGTTGCAATAGTAATCATTATATTTGTCTATATTCTTTGGAAATTATTAAAGAGACGAGATACATTGTTGCGCCAATTCCGTGGGTCATCTGAGCCGTTTTCTCTCTTTGGTAAAGAAGGATTCCAAACTCAACCCATTCTCATTTCAAATATTACTCCAAAATATGCAAATAAACCATTGCGTGAGTTTGTCATTAAATCATCGTATAACACAGCAGTGTCGGGAAACAATGTAAGCACAGATACGATTAAAAATGTATTGGCGCGCGGATGTCGGTTCTTAGATTTCGAAATTTTTTATATCAATAACTCGGCACATGTTGCCTGCTCCACGGACGAAACAAATCAAACCATCGATTCTGACAATAGCATATTATTAGACGAAGCATTTAGCACGATCATTTCTAATGCATTTGCGAGCCCAACGCCGAATGTGGGCGACCCTTTATTTTTACATTTGAGAATAAAATCGACCCACCCAGAAATCTATAAAGAAATCGCAAAATCTATAGATTACGCATTACGTCCGAAATTATACCCGAACCCTGTCACCAAAGAAACAAAATTGGCGGATATTATGGGAAAAATCGTCGTAGTGTTCGATAAAACATCGGATCGTGATTATAAAACACATTCAAAATGTGACCCTTCCGAAAAAGATTGCATCAACTTGGCTCCATTTATTAATATGGAAAGTGGCAGTGAAACACTTTATTTACAACATTATGGAGAACTTTTAAATCAATGCACATCTCCACCTATGGTTTTGGATAATTGCGACTTGTGCACAAATGTAAAAACCATGCGTGTTGTATTACCAGATGCAAATTATGTAAACACGGAGAACCCGGAAATAGATGAATTTATATTGAATTATGGTAGTCAGATTGTGCCTTATCGTTTTTACAAAAACGACGCTGGGTTAAAGGATTACGAAAGTTTCTTTGATGAGAACAACGCAGCATTTGTGCCATTGGCCACGGCAATTCATAACATCCGCAAAGTGATGTGATCGCGTCGTTTAGCAAGATTTTATTCCAATAAAATATGCGTGTAATATATAACCTATTCTATATTACAACCATGAAACACGGAACTCATAAGAATAAATTTCGAAACCCGTTATGTGATAATAAAATGACATTTCAAGACTGTGAATTGGCAATATTGCGACAAGCGGTAGATGAAAACGAAACTTTAAAAGAAATGGGTGTCGCGAATAGTGAAGAAATTCAAGACATATTGAAAATCGTAGAAAAGTTTATTATTCAAAAGAAACTCATTTGTTATGGCGGGACAGCCATTAATAACATATTACCAAAGTTCGCGCAATTTTATAATCGCGACAAAGAGGTTCCGGATTATGATTTTTTTTCAGCAAATGCACTGAGCGACGCAAAAGAGTTGGCTAACATTTTTTATAAAGCGGGATATCAAGACGTGGAAGCAAAGTCCGGTGTGCATAAAGGAACCTATAAGGTGTATGTGAATTTTATTCCCATAGCAGATATCACTCATATACACCCACAAATATTTAAATCGCTCTCGAAAGATTCCATACTAATAGCAGGAATTCATTATTGTCCACCAAACTATTTACGCATGTCCATGTTTCTAGAACTTTCTCGCCCAATGGGCGACGTGTCTCGCTGGGAAAAAGTAATGAAACGGCTCACCTTATTAAATAAATACTATCCTTTAAAAAGTGGTATAAATTGTGACAAGGTTGATTTTCAAAGAAAAATGGCAGACAATGTGGAAAAGTCGGAAGACCTTTATGTTCTGGTGCGGGATTCGTTCATCGACCAAGGCGTGGTTTTTTTCGGAGGTTACGCAACATCCATGTATTCAAAGTATATGACAAAAAAGCAACTACACAACGTAAGAAAAATACCCGACTTTGATGTTTTGGCAGAAGATCTCGAAAATTGCGCCTTTATTATTAAGGAAACTCTCGAACGAAATAAGTTTTCGAATATAAAAATTGTAAATCATGTTGCGATTGATGATATTATCCCAGAACATGTCGAGATTATCGTAGGAACGGAAACTATGGCCTTCATATATAAACCCATTGCTTGTCATAGTTATAATACAATTCAAGTGAATGGAAAAGAAGTCCATATTGCCACGATCGATACGATACTCAGTTTCTACTTGGCGTTTTTATATGCAAATTTCCACAATTATAATAGTGACCGATTGTTATGCATGGCTAGTTTTTTATTCGACGTAGAACAAAAAAATAGACTGGAGCAACATGGGTTATTGAAACGATTCAATTTGAAATGTTATGGAAAACAAGTCACGTTGGAAGAAATTCGTTCCGAAAAGGCAAAAAAATATAGGGAATTGAAGGATGGGCATGGAAAAGAATATGAAATGTGGTTTTTAAAATACGCGCCGGGAGAACTTGAAACAAAACGCAAAACGAGAGCATTGGAACGGAACGAAAATGCGGAAGAAAAGAAGGAGGACAAAACGCCCCACGATGTAGAGGAGGTCGGCTCATCATTCTTTGATTTGATTCTACCCATGGCCGAGAAACGTAGACCGGTCACGAAAAAAAATAAAACATTGAAACAACGGTTACGAGAAATACGTAAAACGCGAAAAGAACGCAATGGTCGTTAAGCGTCACTGAAAAATGTTTCTATGCGTTGAAACCCATAAAACACTCCGCCAAACAATGCACTTTTTAACAATAACCCATAGAAATTAAAGTTGCCATCGAGATCATAAATCGCAAACCAAGAGAACTTTTTGAAAATCATTGTGTTTACAATCGGAAGTTGAAATATAAGATATAGGATCGCGATGAGCACTGGAATTTGCATACGGTCCGTAAATTCGTTCGCAGAATTCATGGCCTTCTTTTTACCTTCATATTCTCGTAAATTGCGTTCCGTCATGTCTTCGTATTCACGCACATAATCTTTTGAGACGGCACGTTTGGGTATATAATTCGCCTGAATTTCTTCGTCTTGTGTATATTCCAATGTTTCTCTTGGGATATCGCGAGATGGAAGACGCTGTTGTTGCATACCCTGTATTTGATGTTTTTGTTGTTCGGATAAATAAAGAGGAGGAGCATGTTGTGCAAGAGCAGGGTTCGGCACAGAGTTCCCAGGTGGAGGAATTGGATTTTGCGTGGATATTCCATATGGATTTGGATGAACATTTATAGGAACATAATTTGTCGGCATAGCTTCCGAATTTTGCTGTCGCGTTTCGACGGCGGCAGGTATTGTTGGTGTGTAAGATGGTGTAGAATCTGGTAAATCAGAAATTCGGGTTGTATTTTCCATGATGATGAACTATACAATAGTATATGTCTAAAGATTGTATAGTTTTACGCAGACGTTTGTTCTGGCGGAGCGATATCGACGACTTTTTTCGTAGAATCACACTTGTCGGGGTGAATATCATATTTGTAACATTTTTCGCCATGTTTGTATATTTTTCCCTCAAATTCGCTAATTACCGGACCGTTGAACACAATGCAATTTTTATCGTTACACACTTTTCGAAACAAAGTGGCTAAACCTATGCCTAATAGTATGGAAATGATGTTTTTCCCCAACTCACTGTTTAACAATCGTTTAAAATTCATGGCAATATTATATACTATAAATACACTATATAATCTTTGAAAAATTTTTACACCGTGATCCGACTTCATGGATAGGAATTATGCTTGCGCCGGAATTTTAGATATTTTACTTTCATCCGCGGGACATTCCACGAGCGTTTGGCGAAATGAAAAACAAGAGTCTGTTCGATCTTTGTATTGTAATATGTCTACGTTTTCGGGGGTGGGGTAAACATATATTTTGCGCGTGTCTGGCATTGTAATATAAACAGCAAATAGTCCAAATACTAAACTCGCCAAAAACAATGGTAAATTAATATATTTCGAGAACCCCATAGAGTCTGATATATATTCACTCTATATTTTTATTCACCTACTTCTTGCCTTTCTTTGATTTCTTTTTTGGCGCAGTGGCCACTGCGTTTTCTTCCTCGGCAATCAACATCTCAGCCATTTGGTCGGCATGAGACTTCATCGACTTTTCTTGTTTCTCTTCGTCGTCGAGGCGGAATACAAAATTATTTTCGGAATTCGCCGACAGTGAATATTTCGCCGCCTCTGCTTGTTTGCGTTGCTTCAATTTCTCAATTTCCTCCAATTGTTTCTGCTTCTTTTTCTCAATATTTGAACGCATGCGGTCACGCGTGGATGCCATTTTGGTCATTCTATCCATGGCATTCGTGTCCAAACGCATGTTCTTCCCCATACCCATTGTTTTCGCCATGTTTTTCAACATTTCGGCCATATCGTTGTTTCCGCCAGACATTTCTTTCATGCGATGAAACATGTCCCCTGCCTCCTTCATAATATCCTCACGTGATATGTCGCCGTTTTTCATTTTATCATCCAATTTTCCACTCACCTTCTTCATCAACGACATAATCTTCTTTGGATCCTTCATTAATTTCTTGAAAACATCGCTGGTGTTTTGCACATCATTGACATCCTCGCCCAGAAATTCTTTAAAGTCTTCCGATATTTCCTCGGCCAATTCTTTTGCCAACGAGCCAATTTTCCCGTCAAATAAAGATTTCAAATGATTGTGGAGAGAATCGCCCGCGGGCATATCACCATTTCCAAACCCCATGTTTTCAAAGAGGTTACGAAAGGGTTGTTCTTGTGTCTCTTGATCCGTCTCTTGATCCGTCCCTTCATGTTCCGGAACACCCTCTGTGGACATGGATTTAAAAAAATCAGCGAGACCAGTCATCGTATCATTGAGTTTTTCCTGCAAATCTTTTTCATCGATGCCGTCAAACAATGACATAGAATCTCCAAAGGACGCTTTGTCCTTAATACTACCCACTACCGTAAATAAAATCAACTGCAAATATTTCCAAATAGACTTCTTTGTTGATTCGCTCACATTTTCACAATGAAAAAGTAATTTAAAGTCAACATTCGGTAAAAATTGCGTGTTGGTTTCGTTCTCTGCATCGAAAATTTCTTTGGTTTGGTAAAGAATATCGAAAAAACGAGCAGGATATACCGTTTGACAATATTCAAATAGAGACTGCAATTCGTCATCTGGAATTTCAGACTGACTCCATTTTGTCCATAAATAAGAAAATTCAGGAAATGTTAACGTTAAATCATTCGTGAAATCTCGAATTACAGAACGAAAATTTTCCGGAAAAGTATGTTTTTGCGTATCCATATCGATGGTTTTGGTATATACTATATACACCCCCTATTTTATATTGTTTTTTCCAAAGATGGTTTTCCATCACCCATTAGGAATACGAAGAAATCTCTTGTCTGCGGGGGGTAGACCATCAATAAACTTCTGCTCGAGTTGTAATACGGTTCCGCTTTTCATTCTCCATTCATGAATAGGAGATCGCAACCAGCCTGCAAAAATAAACTCTTTTTTATGTATTATGTTTTTATTTTGGATAGACACGGTTACCGTGGAACCTTTGATTGGGTTATCTACTGACAAACAGCGGTATGCATTAAACCATTGCTCTTTATTGGAACCGGGATCTTTACAGATGGCTACTCGTGTTGCTATTCCCAAATAGTATTCGGGATAGTTTTCTGTGGAATGGAAATAGGACCAAAGTTTATCCATGTTTTTGGATGTATTATTCCGATACATAAAATCATGGAAATCGGGAGGCGGGCAATTGTCATCACTATTTTGTTCCGCCACGCAAACATTCATTTCACTTTGCATCTTAATTGTTTTTACGGGTGTGAGTTGGATGAAAAAGGTTTCAATTTTTTATCTCAAAATTGTAAATTTTAGAAGAGACTTTCCGAATGTGACGCCATGGCTTGAACTGTGCTCAATACAGTTGGACTGGCATAACAGGTAAACTTATC